TATCATTTCCTTTTGAGGGTGTAAAGTTAATAACGGGAATGCCCATGTTCCGTAATTCGTAAGTCAGGGGTAGTCCTGAGGCTTTCGCTTCCACCAACACCGTTTCCGGTTGCCAGTATTTATATTGTTCGAGCGCTTTTCTACGAAGTTCTGGAAACTCGTATCGTCCTTTAATCGCATCGACGAGTATAAGATTAGGAGGCTTGTCTTCCGATTCACGGAACACGCCCCACGTCGTAATGGCCGAGTAGTCCGCCGTCTCCGTTTTCATAAAGGCAGTATCATAAGATTGTATGACATGATCCAAGGTTGGCATCCAGTCATGCTTCCACTTCTTCCACCATTCTCGTTTGATAATGGCTCCTTCTTCTGAAGTTGGATTTTGCATCCATTGTGCATTCCATTTACCAAGTGATAACGAGGCCTTAACGGTTTCGAGTTCGCCTAGTTTCCAGTATTCCGGCCATACGGGTTTACCACTTGGCATGATTGCCGGAAACTCAATGAGTTCCCATTGATCAGCTTTTGCTTCTTTTTGATGCTGCATCAACATGCCTGTCAAATCTTTGGTATTCCATCTTGTCATAACGCATACAATTTGTCCTCCGGGTTGTAGACGTTGCCTTGGTCCTGAAGTGTACCATTCGTAAGCACGCTCCAGCGCGGTCAAGTTCAAAGCATCTTGCTCCGAGTGTGGATCATCGATAATCAGTAAGTCCGCACCACGGCCCGTGATCGCTCCGCCCACGCCGGCTGCGAAGTACTCGCCGCCTTGTGCCGTTTCCCATCGTCCTGCCGCTTGTGAATCTTCTCGCAGTCTAGTTTCAAAGACTTGTTTATATTCAGGAGAGTCCATGAGTGTTTTAGCTTTTCGACCAAAACGAATAGCCAGTTCTCCTGTGTGAGTGGTTTGAATAATTTTTAATTTTGGATTTCGACCTATCATCCATGCCGGTAATAAGGATGATGCAAACTCAGACTTCGTATGTCTTGGAGGCATGTTCACAATAAGACGTTTGATTTTGCCTTCTGACATATCATTAAATTTTTTTGCAATAATTTTATGATGGGACCCTTGAATAAAGTCTGGCCACATATGCTTAACAAACGATAAAAAGTCACCACGGACCTTGGCTTCATGCTTCTTCTCCGTATACTTCAAATACATCTTATAGAAGTCTTTTTTTACATCCGGTGGTAATTTTTTTATTTTTTCTAGGTTTATCTGCATATATGGGACCCATAATGAATTTAACCGCTTTAACAGTCTAAATCAAGGCATAAAGGTCAAACTATTGGGACCCCTTTTTATTTAAATATTAAATGATAAATGAATGTTCAAATTTCTGGCTGGAAATGGTTCCCACTATTGAAGGGGGAAACCCCCGCGGAGCGCGCGGAGCGCGCGACGCGGATACTTATTTAATCTAGTAATGTCATGTAAGCTTTGGGATTTAATCTACTAAACTTATCTAATCCCTTTTGCATATCGTCGTAGTTCTCATATCTCTCTTGTTCTTTAATCCAAATGAATAACCTGTATTCTTCTGGTGTTAGCATCTCAGATTGACCTGAGTATTCATTAGTTGTTTTTATTTTATCTGTCATAATAGTTATCCTATCAAATCCCACAGCCCCCGTCAAGGTGGAAGCCGGACGCCGCGAAGCGGCGTCCGACCTTTAGTTTGGACGAACTAAACTTTGATTGTTGAATTGTTCTTCTGTCATTGGAAGTTCTTGGTCTGATAAGCTATTATACCAATAGTAATTGCTCAACCTATCATCTGGATTATAATAACGCTGATGTTTGCGCCATGCATTATCCTCGGTTAATATTTTTGGCTCAACTATTCTTCCGAAGTAATTAACAGCCTGGTCGCCAAACCTATCAAACCAATCTTGTTGACATCTCGTATCGCATGCATTGCCACCAAGATAATAGAAATGAGAGCGCTTGCGAGTTTGATAATGTTTATTTCCCTTAGGTCCACGAAGTCTGTCCTTAGTATGATAAGTATGGCACAATGGTCCTTGGCAATATTTCATTGGTCATCCTTTATTTCTACCATTTTATTATTTACTCCACCTTTATGAATAAATAATTTGTATGTTAAGCCTGGAACGTAATTGCCCACTAGTAAAAAGTCTGCAATTTCTTTCTCTCTCTCTACTGGCAAATTTTTATATTGCAAAATAAATTTAGTTATCATTGTTCTAATACCTCATATTGTCCAGTTGCAGTTCGATAGCCATTTGCATCAACATCAAAATATGTCATGCATGGAATTCCTTTTTTTGAATTCCAAGTTTTGCATAAGCTATCCCATTTGCCACGTCTTGTAATTGTCTTACTATGTTTATGAGCAAAATATCTGATTGTGAAATAAACATCTATATCAAATTTTTGATTAGTCATGTTTTACCTCTTTCAGTTTTGCAACTTCTTGGGCAAGTGTATTTATATTGTCGGTATTTTTTTTAATTAGAGTAATTAAATCATTAATTACATCTAATAGTTTGTCTGTTGTTTGGTCTTTCATGTTCGTCCTTTCGTTGTTTGTTATGTATGGGATTTTATATTAAATCCCATACATTGTCAAGTCTTATTTTTGGGCTTGTTGTTGCTCGTATTTTATTCTAGCCGCTATTTTATCCTTTCTTGATATGTTTTTATTTTTCATACCTTTTATTCTTTCTGCAAGATTTTTCGGATTATAAATTACTAATCCTGTTGAGTTAGTTCTGATGATTTCTGCTTCATCAATGGCTAATCCCAATTCAGATGATAACTCTAACGCTTCATCTAAATATTTATATCCTTTTAAACCGACTTTAATTTCTTTCATCTGGTCTAAAACAGATTTAATCCATTTATAATGTGCCATGATTAATTGACCTTTGGCTTGTTGCCAGATTATAAAAGTATTAAACTCATCTTTTGAAACTGGAATTTGCCTATCACGACAATACTCACGACCAATTAAATCCAACTCATAGTCATTGTTCCAATCTCTTGCGTGAGAGATTTCATGTCCACGACCACCAGAAAAACCCAATGCTCTTTCGTTGGCGTCATTGAATTTAGTTTGGTGTGGATTTCTTTCCTTGCCGTCCATTTCAATGTTGATGTCAGGATTGCAACCCTCTTTTGCTTTTAACTCATCTCTAAAATAAGCATAAGCAAAATCATGACTTTCTGGTCTATAATTATCAATGTCATCTTGTCTGTCCTCGCCGTCAAAATTTCCATTTAACCTGAAGTCAAAATGTTTTGAAACATACTTGTCATCTTGTTCCTCGTGAGTTCTTCCAAAATTTTGATTATCATACTCGCCCTCTTTCTTCGCCATATAACCAAAATGAAAACAACTATCTTTCGCAATCGTATTTACGTTAGGATATTTGTTTTGAAGATAATGTGCCATGTCCACGTCTTTTTTTGGATATTGTCTTTCAACACATTGTTGAGCAAGTTTCCACGTTGCATTTTGTTTGTCCAAAAAACTCTCTCTTAATTGAAAGAATTTTTCTTTTTCCTGAGTGTTTTCTTGTTCCAAGTGTACTCGCATACGATTTGCTATTTTGTTGCGATACTCGGTATTTAGTCTTAGTCTACTCATTAGTTTGTCCTTTCGTTGTTGTTATACATAAAAAGATTTTTAAACTATTGACAAGTCATAGTCAAGTATTATATAAGATATTATGTTAATAAATTTAATAATAATAGTAGCAATAGTAGGCGCAATTTTAATGGCTTACTTTGGAATGAAAGCAACTGGCGCATTATGATTTATACAGAATGCACAATTTGTGGTTGTATGCCAAAACCTGATGAATGGTCAGGGCAAATCATAGGAGTTTGCTTTGATTGTGGATAGTGTTTGGTTTACACCAATAATGGGCGTAATATGTTTTATCATTATTTATTTGTTTGATATGTATTATTAAACTTGAGCCCTGACCTGACACACAGGACTGATAACAATCCGGCTGTGGTCATTATCTAAGGATAAGACTGGTCAGGTCTGGGGTCAAGCCTGAGCCCTGATCCATTAACTATGCATTTATGCGAGGGCCTTTAAAGTACTTTAATTAATGGATCTGGGGTCAAGTTAGAAATAACTTACACTGCGCAGTGATGACCAAACT